AGAACCTTTTTGAACTGATGCTGTTCCTGGTAATTGTTGAACAGAAGATCTCCTTACTGCATATAAAGTAGATCCATCAAACTCAAAGAAGAAACCATTCTGATAGTCAAATAATCCAGCACGAATAACACTATTTGCCCAACTGTCAATATTATATTCAATAATACCATCAGCAACCGATGATGCGGGAGTTGATAACATATTATATTTGAATGTAAAAGGAGTGCTAGAAATAATATTGAATGTTCCATTATAAGCGGTATCAGTAGATCCCTTAATAGTCACTCTATTACTAGTGGATAGTCCGTGAGGATATTTTGTTGTGATAGTTGCAGTTGTACCCACGCCAACAGCAGAAGTTGCAACTCTTGATGGGTTAAAGTTAATTGCAAGAGAACACTGAATACCTTTACCAGACTGATAACGGAAATACTTACGAGTTTGTCTAGTAATAACACTATTTGGCGAAGTACCTGCCGTAATTTCAACACCACCATCAAAAGGACGATGTAAGTTTGTTCCATCAGGTCTTACATTAACTTTAGTACTAATAAAATGTGGCGTAGAAGCAAGTGTAATACCAGGAGTATCTTGCACTGTAATAATAGTGTCATCAATGACAGAAGAAACTATAAGATTTTTATAAGAAGATGGTGTGGTTGTAGTATCTTCTATTTGGATTGTATCACCGGACTTGAAAAATCTCTTGAATAAAGTTCCAGTTCCAGTAATAGTTCTAAGATCAGATGTGATACCAACTGTTCCTGGTCCAGATGCAATTCCAGAAACTGAAGGAACTGTAAAATTAAAGGTTCCTGTCGTTGTAGTTCCAATACTAATAACATTTCCACCTGCCGCATCCTGCTTAGTTGATGCAAGAGAAAAATAACTTGGTCCTGCAGGAACAGCATAATATGTTGTTCCACTTGTTAATCCGGAAATAGTATTTTGTGAGGTAGTTTGATTAAATACAACTTGTTGTGTTAATTTAAGTTTATGTCCGGAGTAATTGATATAAACAACACCACCAACAGAAGTAAAATTAGAACTTGTAAGACCAAGAACTCTCTTAGGAACTTCTCTATTCAAGAGAATATTTGCAGTGGTTGGTGTCGTTGAAGTTACATTATAATACCCATCTAATGCACCGATAATTTCATCGGTCTCTAAACTTATTGGTGCAGTTCCAAATCCTGTAAAATCATATACGGTATTTGTAGAAGATTTTAATCTAATTCTATTTCCATTAACAACATCAACTTTTGCTTGTTGGTTTGTTTGTCCAGAGAAAGAAGGATTTACAAGAGCATTTGAAATTTCTGTTGCAATGTTAGACGCGATTTGTGCATTGGTTAATGTAGAACCAGAAGCACCATATTTGGTTGTAGTAGTTCCCGCTTTTACTGGAATAATAACATTGGCAACATATCTTTGTCCCATATACCCAAAAGTATATGGAGCCATATATTGACCTCCTGGGAAGTAGATGTTGGGACTTGGCGTGGAATAATATCCAGACCAATTAGAGTTATCAATAATGACAACCATACAAATATGACCATGAAAACCATTAAGACTCTGTGGTGCAATATAATTGGTGTCATAATGATATCTCCAACCATTTGATAAAGAAATCCAATTTGTATAAGAATCATTTCTATTATCTTGGGTTCCAGATAATGCATAATTGTATATAAACCAATTATTATAATATAACTCACTAAATTGAACTCCTGCTTCATAAGGAATTTGAAACAAATCAATCAAATATGGTACTGTGGTATTTGAAACAAAAGGAGTTGCAATCATATTATATCCACGTCCGGCAATTGCACTACCAGTTGCAAAATCATATGATTGACCATTTGCAAAACCACTTATTGGTAAATTTAAAGTAGTAGAATTATATCCAGTCGAAGGAGAATACCTAGTCAAATATAAAGAACTTCTTTGATAGTTAAAATATTGAATACCATTACTGACTATATTGTAATTTGGCGTTATTGGATTTTGATGATTACTTCCAGTTAAAATCATATCCCAAGTATCGGCACCCATTGTAGTTTTAATACTATTCAGTGCAGTTTTAACGGAATTATAAACCACATCAATAGTGCTTAAACTTGGTTGAGCAACTCCACTTGTAGTGGTTGGTAATCCACCGCCAGAACCAGCAGATATAAAAACAGTTTGATTATTAGTGAAATTATTAACACCTAAGTAAATACTATTTGCGGTTGGATTATTTAAACTTCCGGTCAAAGTATAAGAACCTGCTGCAGAATCTAATCTAGAAGTTCCAGCAAATCTAATTCTGTTTGAATTTAATACGCTAATAGTTGATGTCGATACTCCTGCCAAAGTTGCTGTTGTTGGAGTTGTACCATAAAATGTACCAGTTTCAGTTCTATATGATGGAGAACTTCCACTACTAGTTGTTAAAGTTGCTAATGAATTGTTTGCTAATCCGTGATTAGAAATGTAAAAACTATCAGATTCGGTATCTTTTTTCAATAAGAAAATGAAGGTAGTACCCGCAGTATAAGTTTGTGATGCAGAATTGCTATAATCAAATCCATTCACATATGGAGCAACAAAATATCCCGGATTATAGAAATACCAATAATTATAATAATTATTTTGATAATAATAAGTTTCAAATCTTTGAAAATCTTCTATGAAATCATATCCATCAGGAGTTGTTCCAGATTTTCCAAAAGTGAAGTTTGCATTATCACGAGTTGAATATGTTGGAGCAGCGTGAATAGTATTACTTATAGTAGTTCCACCGCTTTTTTGGGCAGTGATTATTCTTGAAGGATATGCTTTTCCAAGACCGTGATATCCATATCTACCACTTACTGGATCTAATTCATAAGTGTATAAATCTCTTCCAGAACCAGATCCATTCCACCATCTTCTTGTATAAAAAAATGACTCATAATTATTAGCATTCTTTGTTGCATAACTAATTTCATAACCAAGAATTAATTGATGTCTTCCATAATTAGAAGTTCCTTGTGATGTTATGTCAATAGTAGCATTATTAGTATAATCTCCATTTGTCGTTTCGCATAAAGTAATTGTATTTGCAGTTGGTGCAGACTTCACATAATAAATCTGGAATCTTTGTAGACCTCCAATATGAGTATCGCCTGATGGTGGAACATAAAGAAGAACATCACCTGCTTGAAGTTGGTGATTTGTCCAGGTGATGGTATTATCAGTTGTATTAACCGCAGATGATGAGAACTTAAATGCATAAGTTCCGGTCATCTCCTTTGTTTCTGTTAAACTTGGATCTATAGATAAATTAATTGGAAGTGTTTCATCATAATCCACATAAGGTCTACCATCAGGTGCAGTAGATCCTAATCCAACTGTTAGATTATATCTTTCTCTACCAAGAGTATTTGTGATATAAACACTTGTTCCAGGATCAAATCCGTGTGAATATGCAGTCTCTATTGAAAGTGATGAATTTGTTAATCCATCAGTCGCAACACCTTTTGATTCGTCAATATTAATTTCCGACCCAGCATAAAACTGACCAGGAGTAATAGTGGTATAAGCACCATTAATTACACCAGTGGATGCCTGTATTCCCTTAGACTTGTAAACAAAAGTGGTTGTCGTAGGGACAGCAGTAATCAAAAACTTACCTTCGGCAGTTCTTGATGATACACCCTGAACATCAATTGGAGCACCAACAACTAAATTATGAGCATCTCCAGTAGTTACTGTTACGTTCTCTGATCCTGCAACAGTTTCTACTTTTACAATATTTGCAATCGTATAGTCCGCGCTATTGGCATAAAAAGATGGAATATTATTTACTAACTCAACAGTTTCCCACTTTGTGGGTTGTAATCCATATTCAAAGTCAGTATCAATGAGGTTCTGTGGTTCAGAAACTCTAAGTTTGCTTACCGGGTCTATATAAGTTTCTGAGAAATCTATTCTGTCTTCTTGAACATCTAAGAAAATTTGCAGGGAGTCCGTAGAATCCATTGCAGAAGTATTATAATCAAAATATAATGTCGTATGGTCTGTAACAGTACTGTAGGTAGTTGTTCCACCATATCCAGCAGCTGCAAAGTTGTAAATAATAATATTATCGGTAGTGTTTGTAATTACAAGGAATGTTCTCTCAGGATAATTTCCTTCAATTACAATATTACCAACACCAGAAGCACCTGGATTAAATGTATAATTATAAACAAGCTTCTTTGCCATTATTTTATAGTTCTTATCTTTTTAGTATTTATAGTTTTGATTAGAATAAACTAACCAAGTGCAATTGCATATGCAATTGCTTGTGATTCTGAAATGCCGCCACCACCAGCAGCAGTTATTGTAACATTTCCTGTAGATTGGTCGATAGAAATACCACTTCCGGCAGTAATATAAGTAACACCAGCACCAGATAATGTTTCACCATTAATGATCAAATTTTGAGATTCAATTCCGGTTGAATGTATTCTACTAGAACCTACCTGAATACCATTTGTATGGTGTAAAGTAATACCAGTTCCTACATTAACTTGATTATTATTCCCATCAAGCGTAATCGAACTTGACCCTACAGTTAATATTCCAGTTATTCTAGTATCACCAATAACTGTCAACTTAGATGTTGGATTTGTGGTTCCTATGCCAACTCTACTATTAACTATATCTATAGAAATATGTTCGTTGGAAACTAAACTAGATGTTTGTCTTGACTTTCCCATTATTTTCTATAGTTTTAAGTATTTAGATTATCTTCAAGATAATTAATTTTTTCTTGTAAATTTTTAATCGACTTCTGCTGCTCTTTAATTGCTTCAATCAAAACTCCAACAATATTCCCATAAGAAACTGACTTAAGACCATTTTCATTTTCAACAACGACTTCTGGAATTACTTTTTCAATATCTTGTGCAATCACACCAATTGATGGTTGATTGTGATTATCCTTCCACTTATACCTTACACCTTCCATTTGTGATACCAAATCAAGTGCGTTTTCAATTAATTGAATATCAGTTTTTTGTGTTCTATCAGATAGTGAAGTAAATACGGTTGCTGATAATGTTCCTGTGGACGGATTGAAGTTTAATTTAGTACTTGAAGCATAAGTTGCTGTAGGTGTTCCTGTGGAAACATCGGAAAATAGTGGATATCTTGTGCTATTTGTAGTAGTATCATTGGTGATGGATGAACTACCAGAACTTCCTGATGCACCCTGAATACCTTGAAGAGAATTTGCAGTTAAATCTTTAATTATAATCGTTCCACCCATTCCGCTATGGTTTTGGCACTTATAATAAAGTGTATTTGGTGCATCATATGGAACAGTAAATGTCCCTAATCCATTTGAACCAGCAGTTCCCGAGTAAGACCATCCAGTGCTATAAGATGTTCCATCAACCGTTGTTGCTAAAAGAATTGGATGTCCTGAGTTGCTAGCAGCAGACTGGTCGAAAATATACTTCTGTCCGCGAATTAGATAGATTGTATCCTTTTGTACACTATCAATATAAAAACCTCCGCCTGTCCCTGATGGAACAGTGATTGTATATGTTTTAGCAGTTACTTGCGCTCCAGTAGTACCTTGAGTACCTGTGGTTCCTTGTGTTCCAGTAGTGCCTTGAGCACCTGCAGTTCCTTGTGCTCCAGTGGTGCCTTGAGCACCTGTAGTTCCTTGTGCTCCAGTGGTGCCTTGCGTTCCTGTGGTTCCCTGTACTCCTTGATTACCAGTTCTTGAGAATTGAACTGCTACAGATGCACCATTTGAAGGTAAAGAACCTGATATATGCGATACTGGAATTTTATAGTATCCAGATGCTGCAATGACTGAACCTGTAATACTCCAGATATTAATAAGAGTGCTTCCTGAAGTTGCTCCTTGTACAATTAAGTAACCTTTTTGGGATGAAGATGTTGAATCATCCCAAGTATCATACCAAGTTGTCTGAACATTTGAGTTGCTGTCATTATTATCAATGTATATAAAACTGACAGACCCAATTGTTCCACTATCATACCTTAAAATTCCATTTCCGGGATCCGCATCAGTAGTTGTTGAACTAAATGCATATGGAGCACCACCGCTTCCACCACTTCCTGTTGTTCCTTGAGCACCTGATCCTGCAGCACCTTGGACGCCCTGAGTACCTTGAGCACCTAAGGTTCCACCATTGTATGAAATAATATCAATAACATCACCTAATACTGCACCTACTGCCAATACCACAGAAGTTCCATTTGATGCAGTGTATTCCGATTCTGAAAGTCTGACACCATTTAAAAATACGTCAATAAATCCAACCGTATAAGTTACTGAAAAATTAGTCTGTCCAGATGTTGCGGTATATGACGCAATTGACTTGTCATAATTAACACCTGAAGTTCCTTGAGTTCCTGCAGTTCCTTGAGTTCCTGTAGTTCCTTGAGTTCCTGTAGTTCCTTGAGTTCCTGCCCCTGTGGTTCCTTGAGAACCTGTAGCACCTTGAGTTCCAGTAGTACCCTGAGTTCCAGTAGTACCCTGAGATCCTGTAGCACCTTGAGTACCTGTGGTTCCTTGAGTTCCAGTAGTACCCTGAGATCCTGTAGCACCTTGAGTACCTGTGGTTCCTTGAGTACCTGTGGTTCCTTGAGTTCCTGTTGTACCTTGAGTACCTGTAGCACCTTGAGTACCTGTGGTTCCTTGAGTTCCTGTTGTACCTTGAGTACCTGTAGCACCTTGAGTACCTGTGGTTCCTTGAGTTCCTTCCGTACCTTGAGATCCTGTAGTGCCTTGAGCACCTGTAGCACCTTGAGTACCTGTGGTTCCTTGAGTTCCTGTTGTACCTTGAGTACCTGTGGTTCCTTGAGTTCCTGTAGCACCTTGAGTTCCAGTGGTTCCTTGAAGTCCCTGAATACCTGCAGCAAATGGAGTAGTCCAACTCACTCCAACACCAGTAGAAACTAGAATAGAACCAGCAACACCTACATTATTATAGATATCTCTTAATCCGGCATTAAGTTCTAAAGTTCCACTAAAAGTGGAAACTCCAGATAAATTTAGTTGCTGAGAATGCAAAGTACCAAAGACAGTTGCACCAGTTCCAGCCGTTGCAAATCTTTTTACATTATCATAGTAAAGATCTACTGAACTATCAGAATAAAATACTGCTTTAGTTTCGGATCCAGTCTGACTCCTGAATGTATGTGTTATGGCGTTAATGCTTAGTATTCCATCATTAAGTGCAGAAATTACACTATTACCGCTGACTGGATTGTGGAAAATAGCAAGATCGGAACTGTCACCAAAATATGCCCTATCATTATCACCAAAAAATACATTTCCTTGGAAAGTAGATGAATTTGTTACATTTAGTTGTGGAATACTTAAAGTTGTGTCGGTTACTTGCATTCCACCAGCAGCAAGTCTTACACCATTTGGCAATTGTGTTGAACCAATGCCAATTGCATAGTTACTTAACCAAGCATCAGTATATCCGGCACCAATATCGCCACCCCTAAACCACATAATTTTCTTATATGTGTCTGGGTTGGTTTCTCCACCAATAGCAAGACTTACAAGTGGAGTTCCTTCTGTGGATGCAATTGCAATGCCACCATGACTCGCTGTTGCATCGCTTGGTGAGAATGAAGTACCAATACCAAGAACAATGTCAGCATCAACTACTGTAAGTTGTTGAGTGTTGAGTTGTGCTGATGTTCCACCAATAGTAATTGTTCCATCAACATTTAAATTTCCATTGATATCCGTATTGTTGAGAACAGTTAATGTATGAGTAACTAATTCTGTTCCGTTAAAAGTCAGATTGGTAGAACCTGTTGGATTATTTGACCCATCTTTATAAACAACTTGATTTGCAGAACCTGCTACTGGGCCGGTAGTGCCTTGAATACCTTGAGATCCTTCAGTACCTTGTGCTCCAGTAGTTCCTTGAGTTCCGGTAGTGCCCTGAGATCCTGTAGTTCCTTGTGATCCAGTAGCGCCTTGAGCACCTGTAGATCCTTGAGTACCTGTAGATCCTTGAGTTCCGGTAGTGCCCTGAGATCCTGTAGTTCCTTGTGATCCAGTAGCGCCTTGAGCACCTGTAGATCCTTGTGATCCAGTAGTGCCCTGAGATCCTGTGGTTCCTTGAGAACCTGTAGCGCCTTGAGCACCTGTAGTTCCTTGCGAACCAATAGCACCTTGAGTACCTGTAGATCCTTGAGTTCCGGTAGTGCCCTGAGATCCTATGGTTCCTTGTGAACCAGTAGCACCTTGAGCACCTCCTGCTAAAAGATTAGTTGCAACACCAGCACCTAATGATGCTATATCCCAATAACCACCTCTATTAGTTCCTCCAGTTTCAAATAATCTAAGTTTATTTTGATAAACATCAAGGGTAATTCCAGTATTTAATGTGGTGTTAGTAGATGCCTTATTTAATTTAAGTTCTCCACCCTCATCACCAGAAGATTGAGTTGATTCTAAAATCGGTGCTTTTACCGTTGTTCCATCAAATGTAAAGTTTGCTTCTCCATTAAATGGCGTTGAACCATTTCCTGTTGCAGTAACTACATAATTGTCGGTATTGTTTGTAATAGAAGTTGCTGCTGATGTCCCTTGTGCTCCTGTGGCACCTTGACTTCCTGTAGTTCCTTGAGTTCCAGTAGTTCCTTGAGTTCCGGTGGTTCCTTGAGTTCCAGTGGTTCCTTGTGAACCAGTAGTGCCCTGAGAACCAGTTGTCCCTTGAGTACCTGTAGACCCTTGAGTTCCTGTAGTGCCTTGAGATCCTATAGTGCCCTGAGCCCCAGTAGCACCTTGAATACCTGTAGATCCTTGAGTTCCAGTAATACCCTGAGATCCTGTAGTTCCTTGAGGTCCAGTAGTACCTTGAATACCCTGTAGTCCTTGAACTCCAATTTGAACTACAGTGGTTCCTATTCCTACACCTAAAGTATCTTGGCGAATAAACAGTTTTGCATCATAATGGTTAATGGCTATTTCTCCAAGACCTAACTGTTCAATCGTGGGTGTTTTACCCTGAACTGTAGACCTTTTAACTTTTATGATAGGATCAGCCATTTATTCGCATACTGGTAGGGACCTTAAAGATTCTTATATAAGAATCTTAGGTATTTATGAAAAATCTGCCTCTACTTTTGAACTTCTTTTTGGTTTTCTTAATTTTTCTAATTCAATACTTAAAGCATTAACAGTTGCTGTAAGTGTTTCTACTTGAGTTTCCAATACAATATTTCGATTAAACAAATCAAATGCCTTTTGTTGATATTTTGCAAGTACTGCTTTTAAGTCATCTTCAGACATAAAAAAATACACCCAGTTTCCTGGGTGTATTTATGAATTATAAAATTATTCTTTAAAAGACACCAGCATCAATAGTAATGTTCTCTAAGTATCTTGTGGAACCAGTACAAGAAATAACTTGAGATTGTCCAGCACAATCATTTACCCAAAGTGAACCGATTTCAATAGGAGCAAAAGTAGAAACTGTGATTTGTGGATTATTAACTCCAGTTCCACCACCATCACTGATTACAGAACCAAACTTAAATCTTCCGTCTCCGTGTTCCCATACAACTGCAGATTGCTTTGCGCTATCAGTATAATAGTTGAAGAGAACTCCAAGGTCCCAAGTTGTTGCAGTTGATGGTGCTGCACCATCAACAATACCAAGTTGAATGGTACGATCTTCTACAGTAAGGGAAGCAGTATTAACTTGGGTTGTACTTCCATTTACATATAAGTTACCCTGAACTGTTAAGTCATCGGCAATCGTAACATCATTCGCAGCAATGGTAATTGCAGTTGCACCTGTATTAGACGACTGAATAGTGGTAGTTTTTATAGTTGGAGCACTTAAAGAAGTTCCAACAACAACTGCGTTGGGAAGACCAACAGTAATTGTTTGTGAAGATACTGAGGTTTCAACTTCATTAGCAGTTCCACTGATAACTAAAGTTTGTGATGTATTGAGTGTGCTTGGACCACCACTATCAGCATTTAGTCCAAGAGTTAGATTAATTGCTCCAATTTCTGCATCAACATAATCAATGATTGCAGATGATGTGGGAACTGATGAAGTTGAAGTTCCAGAACCAACTGCAGATGAGAATTGAGTAACACCAACTCCAGTTCCAATTGTTGCAATACCAGTAACTTTAATATCACCAGCAAATGTAGTTAATGTATTGGAAGTTAATGTAATATTTGTACTTCCGTCACTTGCTTTAATATCATTTCCATTAAGACGAATATCACCACCAACAACTAAATCAGTGGAGAATGTTGAAACTCCTGTTACATTAATTCCACCAGAACCAACGATTAAACCACCTGAACTGAAGGTGAGATTTGAACTATCTTCAAGTGATCCAGAAGTTCCTGCAAGAATAACTCTTCCAGAAGTTAAATCCGAAACTGTTGCAGATGAAAGTATTGCTTCTCCACCAGAAATATTTGCGCCACCATTACCATCAATTAAACCAGCAACCGTAGTAATACCTGAAAGATTTAAATGTCTTGCAGATACATCATCTCCAGTAATTGTGGCACTTCCACCCATTTGGATGGTGCCAACATTGAGTTGATTATTAATATAAACATTGGATGTTGTAAATGTTGTAACTCCAACAACAGTTATTACATCTCCTCCAGCATCACCTAAGTTTATATTTCCTGCAAGGGTAGTAATTCCACTTACCAATACATTACCAGTGAACTCAGCATGTTGTGTAGTGAGTTTATTGGTGTTTGGATTATAATAAATTGCATCATCAGTATAAATTGATTCATTTGTTGCAGAACCATTATTTGCATCTACGAATGTCAAATAATAATTTGCATTATTATTTGATGCAGTAATAGTCTTAATCTGGTCTGCAGAGGATACGTTACCAACTAAAGAACCATAGAAAGTTGTTGCACTTACTGAAGTATCACTTACGGTAACACCTGAACCAACAGCAAGACGGACACCATTTGCCATTTGAGTGGTGCCAATCGCAACACCATAGTTAAAGGCAAATGCATCAGTTGAGAATCCAAGAGTTCCACTCTTGAACCACATCATTTGCTTATAAGTATCTGGAAGTGTGTTGATTCCAGAAGCAGCAAATGAAGCAAGTGGAGTTCCTACTGTTGATGCAATAGATACACCAGCATGATTTGCTGTGGTATCGGATGGTGTGATTGAAGTTGTATATCCGAGAACAATATCTTTGTTTTCAATATAAACATCTTGTCCCAACAATGTAACGGTAGTTCCGCCAATAGTTACATTACCATTTACCGTTAAATCATTCTGAATGATAGTATTATCTTGAATAATTACGCTACCTGCAGGGTCAAGAATAAGATTTCCTGATGAGGTTGTAATCTTATTTGTATCATCAGCGCCAATTCTTATATTACTTGCGTCTATTCCACCATCAAATGTACCTATACCAGCAAAACTTGTATGTCTCCACTGCCTTGTACCATCACCTAAATCATAAGTATTTGATGCATTTGGATATAACCCTGAAGTAAACTCACCACCAACATTAATATTATCTCCAGTGTCATCTCCAAGATTAATTAATCCACTCTTAAAGGTTACAACACCAACAAATTCACTGTAACCTTGTACTCCGAAGTTTCCTCCAACATAAAGGTCACTTAAGAATGTACCAACTCCAACAAATGTGGAGATTCCTGATACATTTAATGCATCATCAATTGCAGTAAATCCTGTGGCAGAATCTAATATCAGATTTCCGACAGAAGTATCAATTTCATTATTTGTAGATACGCCAATTCTTATATTTTTAATCTCTGCGCCACCATTAGCATCAAGTAATCCAGTAAGTGTTGAGATCCCAGTTACAAATAAATCCGTAAATGATGCTTGAGAACCGGGAACAGAAACACCTAAAATACCAGTATAAACTGCACCACTAACATAGACACTCTTACCAGAAATTCCACTTGGTAAGTTTGCGCCGATAAAGTTTAGTGTTCCTGACTGATAATCAAAGAACCATTCATCATCATTTCCAGAGCCTGCGCCATATATTTGAGTTCCACTAGAAGCAGCAGTTGCAGCATTACCTGGAGTGTGTAAATATACTTTTACTAAGTAAGTAGAACCAATTTCTGGTGGAATCCAATCCGTAATATTTGTTTTCCAGGTTCTATTAACGGATGAAGTAATATCTACAGTACATTCTACTGGATTTGTTGTAGGATATACTGTAACAACTCCAGAAGTACTTCCCGGAATTACTCCAGGCACTAAATCCGATTGAGCCCAAATTTTATCTCCACGGAGAAGTAGTGGACTCGCTATGGATTCGTTAGTTGCTGGTTTTAGGGTGCCGGTATCAGTTTTTGCCCTACCATAACCAATTTTCTTCCAGAGATAATCAACCTTTTGAGTGTCTGTGATTGCCATTTTGTCTAAATTCTCCTTATGTTATGCTAAGGCTTGTTACTGATTGACCAGAAGCGAGTGCGATTCTGACTAAAAGAACATTACCAGTAGCATTACTTAAGTTTTCACTACCAAGGGTTAAAGTATAACTTCCACTCAAAGAGGTTCCAGAAGATATAACATCACCAGGGGTATCCGCACAACCATTACTACCATTACCACCTGCTCCAGTATTTGCGCCAGGTACACCCGAACCTGCATAAACCGTATCCGCTCTTAACCAACCATTAAGAGTGCTAGTACTATCTATACTTGTACCAGGTGCAGCAATCCAAAGTCCAGTAATACCAGAAGATGTAATATTAACATTAATGTTAGCAACTGCTTGTCTTCTAAATGCAAAAGTAAAATATTGGGTTCCACTTCTGTTAGATGAAAAATTTGGACCAATGGGTAGATATCCAGTTGAATAATTTACCTGGTTGTGAGTAATATTTCCAAGTCTTACAACTGCTTCTCTAGTTGTAGTAATTCCTGTAGGTGCAGAACCTTCAGAGTATGGGTTATTGGTATAGAAATTAGTTGAACTATTATATGACGGAGTATCCGTAGTAATTCCAGGTCCAAAATCATAAATTCTCTTACCGTTGTCAGTATAAGTTCCATTACCTAGACTACTAGAAACGGAAATTGCAATTTCACTAATTCCACTCTGTGCTGCAGTGTGAACTTGAATATTAGTAGCAACATCGCTGGCATATCCACTAATTCCGTTTACATTTCTAGCACGAACTTTCACTCTGTCAATTGTTCTCACACTTGAAGATGTGATAGGAACAGTTAAGTTACCTAATGTATATGCAGATGAAGTTCCAGTATTTGCATTTGGAATTCCACCAGTCAGCATACTCGAAGAACCATTTATCTGCGAGTAGGTGTAATCACTATCAGTTGTGCCAGCACTAGAAGTTCCTTCTTGATTTGTACCACTATCAACTTCTACAATATTTAACTGATTGGTATAAGTTTGCCCAACTAGATTTGTAACTGTTACTCCAGAGAGTGTTAAACTTGGAGATCCTGTATTATAATATGGAACACCTGAAATATAACGATAAGTACCAGCAACGTTTTCGGATAAAGTAGCACTAGCAACACTAACCGTAGGTGTTGCTGTTATATCATCTTTAACAAATTCTACAGTGTTAGTGTTACCAGTAACACTATGAAGTAACTGCATACTGTTTAAACCAGTATTCAGATTTGAAACCAACTTAGAAACTTTTGCTTTAAATCCTTTGTATAATCCGGGATAGTAGGTACTTGCAGCAAAGGTAGTTGTTGCTCCTGTTGAATCTAGTAACTGATAATCGCTTTCAGATGTAATTACCAGACTTGTATAAGTTCCAGAATCATCGCCACTTGTTAATGTTGTTGAACCATCTGAAGAACCATTTACATTTGCAGTAAGAGTTCCACTATTTGCATTATAAGCAAATGTACTAATTGGACCTGCTTCTGCACTTCCACTTGTTACACGATTGACATCATTTCCTGCACTTAAAACTGCACCACCAGTATTATCGGTAAACCCATAAGCAAGTTTTGGACTTGTACCTACGCTAGTAACATTTGGTAGAGTTTTGCTGCTTAATCCATTAGGTGCTGCTGGAGCATCATCATAAACTTTGAGTGCTACTGTACCTGTAGCAGGAATAACACCTGGATTTGCAGTATTATGTGCGTTTAGAGTTAGTGTAAGTGTATCTGTAGTAGTTGAACTATTTGTTCCTTGACTCCAAGTATGCTGAAGTCTTGCTGCTCCCGCTCCCGCACCACCAGAAGCGGAATCATTTGCAATTGAATCATTTGATGATCCATCGCCCCAACTCATCGTATAGTTGACAGTTGCGCCGTTTGTATTTGTTGTATTGTTATCTAAGTATAAAGATTGCCCCTCAACCACATATAGGTCATTTCCTGAGAGAGCACTTCCACCACTAGAATTTCTATACAACGAAAATCCAACTACAGGATTTGGTGTATATAAAGTAATGTAGTCGGACTTGGAGGTTGTAAATGAACTTCCTGCGCCTACACCTGTGTTATTTTTTGCAGTCAGTGTAATTGAATATAATCCACCACTGGAATTGCTATATGTATGTGGAATAGAAGAAGAATTATAGTCTGAAGTTGTAGTTCCATCTCCCCAATCAACATCATAGCGATTAGGATTTCCAGAACTAGTAACAGTTAATGTAACTGCCAGTGGAGAACCTCCTGCGACAGTATTAGCAGAAAAATCTACATTTGTAACTGCAGTATTTTTTATAATATTGAACGCAAGTTCATTCAAGTCATCAATACTATCAACTATTTTTGTTGATGTAGTGAATGTATTAAGTGCTCCACTATTAGTAATACTCGAATCAGTTGGAGTTCCTAGAGTTAATGCACCACCTTCGCCATAATAGTTTGATGCTGTTACAACTCCAGATACAGATACGCTTGGAAATTGATTAGACCAACTAAGTTCGCCGTTTGGATTTGTTTTTAAAAAATATGAACCAAGAGGATTTTCTGGAAATGTATAAGTTGTAATTCCAGAAAGTGTATTTGGTGCTTTGAAAGAAATGTGATTTGTTCCGTCTTTATCGACAAGATTTAAACGGAGGGAAGTGCTTGAATCTTCTCTTCCCCAATAACGATGAGAACCGAAGAATTTATTTCCTTGAACAGAAGTATTAAGTCCTACGAATAAATCATATTTGTCAAGTGTTAATGCAGGTTCACCTGGACGAAGAGCAGGAATAGTTGCCGCTGCCCCAATATTACCACGCTTAAACTGTAAGATTGGTGAAGCCATCCGAATACCTTTATGCAGTTTCCTAATTAATATTATTTAGAATACTTAAAATGTTCCACCATCAAGATTAATTTTATTATCTAGGTCAACATCTACACGATCTAGGAAGGCAGTTGCATAACCAACAAAACCTGGTTGTGTTGTTTCTGTAGATGCTGCTGCATTAAAGACCTCATCTGGATTTACATCCTTCCACTTACCAGAAGCAGCATCATACATTAGAACATACTTATCTTTATTACCACTAATTTCTACATCGGTTAATTCGTTTAAATTTTGTGGCATGATCTCTATCTTAGATGAAAGACTTACTTTGTAATTTTGTTGAGATAACTTGACGTTATAAGTCATACTGATACACTCTCCTCTACCATGGCAGTACCTTTTATAACTTTAATTCTCTTTCCATTCAAAGTAAGCACAACATCAAAATAATTTCTTCCCTGACTCAGGTTAGCAGTTTGTTCTGGTGTTAATGTTAATTTTATGGTTCCATTACCAGAAGTAATTGTTTTTGCAAATTCTTCATAAGAAGTGGATGTTACGTGTTTACGAATAGATGCATAAGTTGTTGTGAGTCCAGTTAAAACTGAAGCAGATTGGTCAGGATCAAAAAGATTAAAAGTTGCCTCAAAGTGAGTTCCCTTCTCAATGACTATATTTGTAATCTCAGCAACTGCCATTTTTCTTGGGTATTTTTAAGTATTTATCTTTTAACTTAAGTTTGTAATCCACCTTTCATTTTCAAGAGTCCACTTTACGACTTTGGTGATGCGTTCTCTTACAGATTTTGCAGGAACCCAACCCAGTTGCTTCATTTTGTCACCATTTAAGTGATGTGCAATAAATCCAGCACCACCAGTAATAAGAGCACGTTTCATAATCAATACAATTTAATTTCTCTATAAGGTGAGTTAGTTATTTCATTAATTTTTGATTTAATCCTTGCCCGCTCATCATTTGTAATATAAACACTACGAGCAAGTTCTATAAATTCATCATCAAACCGTTGTTCTTTTTCCAGTTTTCTGAGTTTGTCCTCAATCTTCCATAATTTTTCGTTGACCTTTTTCAATTGAACTTCGTACTCCAAAGTATATTGAGTGCTTGCCAATATTTTGATTTGATTTAGGTCTTCAAGTTCCTTATGAACATATTCATCGTCTGTGAGAAATGCTTTGATTTCTAAAATAGAAATCTTATCAAACAGTTCACCTACTGATACTGGGATTGAAATTTTCATATTAAATTTTTTTCGATAATAGAATTTATAGAATTATACAACATAACATCATTAGATGCTCCATCAAAATAAAATTTTGCTTTTATTTTGATATTTCCATGAAAACAATCACCCTTCCTTTGCCCAAATGCATAAAAAATTTTATCGGGATCATTATAATTATCTTTGGTTGTAGAATAACAAAATGGTCCTGAATTTTTACCAACAATCAAACTACAAAAAGTAGATAGATATCCAATTTCATTCAAGTCACACCCTTTTATTTTAATAATATCATCAGTAAAATGAATATTATTTGTGGTAGTATTAAATTTTTGAGTTGCTATAAATGTAATATTTTTATATTCCAGAGATAGATTTTCAATAATAGATGACATATCTTCATTATAAGAAGATTGTCCAGATAAACAAGGACCATTACACAATAAAACTTTCTTATTTTTATTATTTAAAACATAGTCATTTATATTTTCTCTTTGAACTAAATCAAAATTTATAAAAGGAAAGTAATTTTCAATTTCTTTTAATTTTATATTTGTATTAAACTTAGAATTTATAACCTCACAAATATTTTTATAAATCGCATAGTTGGTTTCGAGATTTACATCTTCAAAAGATTTATCAAGCAGATATGGCCATAACCAAGTGTTAACGAAAAAAATACTTGGAGTTTCTATGAACTTATCATAATAATTATTTGGAGCAATTTGTGTTGAAATCGCTAAAAGATCTTGACTAACTTTAAAATTATTATGATGATGATAGAGACAAGGTATATCAAGTTGTTTTGTTATTTCTTGAATGAAAGATTTGCTGTGAACAATATCTCCATTATGACCATTTGTGAAAAAACATATTGATTTCATATTCAATCCCTTTCAATATTATTATATAAATTTTTAATTGCTTTTATTCTTTCTTCAGATGTTAAAGTTTCTGGATTGAATGCAGTTGCAAAAACAATTAAATCTGAATTATTCATCATTTTAGAAAGTTCAAAGAAATAACTAAAGGCTTGGGTTAAATGATGTCCTCCCATATTCATTGCTTCACTCAATGCATGGAAAGCATAATTCATTCCTCTTTGAGTATCTCCGATAGAAAGTAGAATTTGACTGCAACGAATAAAAGCAATGATTCTAAAACTATCAAAATATGGTTTAGAAACATTCAAAAATTCTTGACCATATTCAAGTGCTTTCTCTGTATTATTCACATTAAAATAATGATTGAAAA